AGCAGCTTCCTTTTTGAGAGTTTCTCGCAAAGTAGCAATTTCAGTTGCGTGCTTCGATTCTAATTCTGCCTTCTGTCGTGCAAGATTATTATCTGCTTCAGTGACCGCCTTCATAAGCTCATCAAGAGTCTTACTAGGTAGTGGCTTTTTGGTCTTGATAACTTCCTCTACGCTTTTAGCGACACCTTCGTATTCTTCCCTTGTCATTTTGTTCTTGATAGAACCAACGAAAGCATCTGGCAACTTCAAACCAGCAGCTACAAGTTCTGCACACTGCACCAAATCTCGTGTTGAACAGAAATAAAAGATATCATCCTTTCTCTTATGTTCTCGAAGCTTACCAGCTAATCGAACCAGAGTCGTTGCGACATCTAAATCTGCACCCTTTGATTCAAGGAGCTTTGTCTCACTGACTTCATCCAAAACCTCAATATGAAGGACAGCAGTAAATCGAGACATGAGAGCTTTGTTCATATCCTTTGTTCCAGCATATTCCTCTGGTGGATTCATAGTCGCAAAGAAACGAAAATCTGCGTGCGGTACAACCATCTCGTTATCTTTTTCTGGAAGCACAATCTTGCGGTCATCATCCAAAAGAGAGTGAAGAGTGAAAAGAATTTCAGGTAACGCAGCGTTGATTTCATCCATCACAACCCAGTGACCTTCTCGGATAGCAGAAGTTAAGATACCGTCTTGCCACTTTGTAGTACCCTTTTCTACAAGCCACTTCCCTAGTATTTCTTCCACACCCATCGAACCGTTCACTGAAATACGAACGAGGTGCTTTTCTTTTTCTTTTGCAATCTCTCTAATGAGAGTTGTCTTGCCAGTTCCTGTCTCTCCGATTAGAAGTACTGGTGCATTCATATCAACACAAGCACGTATCAAATTGAGATTAACATCACTAGCGAAGTAAGCAGCACTTGCTGGTGCAACTTCTTCTTTCTTCTTCCTTTTAACAGTTCCTACCTCTGACATAAAACTTTACCTACTTATTTTATAATACCTTTATAATGCCTTGATTTAGGCATAAAAGCAATAACTTCCTTGTGGATAGTTAAGCTTTGTCTTCGTACTCTTCTACTTTAAGACCACAGCCACGACACACTCGAACGAGATATGTATCTGTATGCCCACACTCTGACATTTCAATTCCAGTCTTCGCAATCACTAACTCTTTTTCAAGGTCTTGTCTCGAAAGAGTCTCTGCTTTTTCTAGCCAATTTTCTGCATCTGCCTTTGAGTGGATTCTCTTCATAATGTTGTAGAGTTTTGTCCAACCTCCAGCTTTCGCAAGTTCCTTCTGCTTGAAACCGTACTGCAAAACAAACAGTTCATAGACAGAGATTAACTTTGAGATACTCGCTGGACTCAAATCCTTAAACTCCATAGTAAACTCGTACCAAGAACTCCAAGCTGGTTCGTACAAACGGTCATTCTTGATGTTGTACAATCTCTCAGCTAAAAGCATGTATACCGTTCGTACTCCTTCTTCTAATTCAAGAGTCTGGTCACAGTATTTTTTGTTCTGTTGTTCACTCAATTTTCCGCCTCCCATATTTATTCTTTATAATGCTGACAATCTGGGTCTTCGCACCAACCAAGGTCGTGCACCTTTTCTCCAAGTTCATCAAGTAGTTCTAAGAATACTTCTGCGACTCCCTCTGCTACCAGAGAACGCATCAGGATATCTGCATACTTTCCCCCATCCATTTGCTGATAGCCTCCAATGACCAAGTTCAAAACTTTATTTCGGTCTTTGTCAATTACAAGGTTAAAAACTGCTGTACTTTTTTCACTCATACTTTACTTTTTTACATCTCCTGGCTTGTAACTACATTTATCATCAACACACCAGTCGTGTTCATGCACTTTTTCTGTCCACTCTTCTAAAAATTCTCCTAGGACTTGCATTAAATCTGGTTCTTCTACCTGCAAAAAATTCAAGTATTCCATCGTTAAATGCTGAGTTTAAAACGTACTGCAGAATCTTTGCTCGTTCCTCATCAATGATTAAAGTAATCATACTCCTACTGTTTCTTGGTTAGCTATTTCTTCTAATGCTTCTAATTCTTTCTTCTGTGCGTAAGCTTGGCGACTCTTAAACAAATAGAAAGACTCAATCTCTTCTTGGACTTTTGGATAGATAGTCGGATTTGTCACAACCTGCACAAGACTCTCTTTCCCTCCTCGCTGTTGTAGCTCAATACGGATAGCTCCTTGCTTTTGAGCGTAGAACAACTCCCACGTATACGTTCCGAAACCAGATACCTCTGCTTCGATTTTGTGTGGCAAAATCTTCTTTTCAAAAGCTATAGCATCTTTATAGCTCATAGGCTCTACTTTTTTGTAATCAGCTCGTTCTGGTTCTTTTGGTGGAAACTTCACGAACTTGATTTCTCCTTTACTTCCAGACCAGACACCCTCAATGACAATCTTGAACTGATTATCTTTTGAAGCATCAGAGTGAATACGAGAAATCATCTCGGCTTCCTCTTTAGAAAGCAAGATTGGTTCCTTCAAACTCTTAACGTATAACTCTGGTCGGCTACTCATGGTTTTCTGTTTCTAAATCTTCATGAAATTCAAGTGGTTCTACTGGTTTTTGTGCCTCTCGTACTGCTTCGACAATACGTGCATGTTCTTCTAATGCTTCTGATTTTGAACGCCATCTTCCAAAGAAGTAACTGTCTTCTCCTCGTGGCTTGAGACCTGCTTCTTCTGCTTCCTTGTGGAACTTCTGCTCTCTGCCCATAAAAGTACGAACTGTTGTTGCTTTTTCAAACGTCATAGTCTCAAAAAGAACAGGGTCGCCAGAATCTGAGTGGTTGTAGTCGAGTCCGAGAAATACAGTTGATACAAAGTAATCTCCAACCTCATCTCTTGCAATCATTCTTTTTTCACGGTTCTTTTCCATCCACTCTGCCCACTCCATGAGTTCGACTGTCTTAACAGTCCCGTCATCATTTAAGATGTAATGTCCTAACGTCATATTTTTATTGTCGCTTAAAAATTACTGCTTCTGTCGCTTGAACTGTCTGCTTTTTGAGATAGTTAGACGGGTCTTGTCCGTCAAACTTTTTAATACCTCGCATAAGAAACTCGTACAAGTTCCACTTATAAGTCCAGAAGTATTTTTGTTCACGCTCTGGAACGCCTAACTCTAATATGGTTGCATAGAAATCTATAAGTTCTTTGACTTCTTCAACAGTAAAGCCACGGAGAGTACGATTCATGACTGTATTCAAGTCCTCGTTGATTCTCTTATGAACTGTGATTTTTTTACTGTTCCAGTGTCTAAGGATTTCTTCTTTTTGTTCTTCCAATGTCGCCATATTCACTAATTATTATGCCTTGTATGAGGGATATTTTCAATAAAGGGGTTGTGGAAAGCTACATAATTTTAGGGTCATACGGTGTACCCTCTAATACTTTGTCTAAGTTAATCTGTCGAGTATCTTCTGTGGAGAACTTCTCTTTTTTCTTCTCTGCTTTTTTAGCTAAGTGTCTTTCATGTGCTTCTCTTCTTCTTTTTTTCAACTCTGCCTTTGAGATTATTTCTCTTGGAGCAAAAGGGTCTTTTTGCCTCGGAACATCTTTGAGGTAGTAATCCAAAAGGTGGATAGTTCTCCTGTCTGTAAAATCAAATCTACTTCCTTTTTGCTGGTTGCACAGACTGCATAAAAGACTAAAGTTATTCTTATTGAAATCTGCATCTGGTTTGATACCTAAATCCTTTAAGAAACTCTGAGGAATTATGTGGTCAAGGGTTAAATCTCTATCAACAGCTCCACACTTTTCACAGCAGCCAATGGTAGCTCTGAGATTTTTCTTCAAATTCATTTTCCATAGCTGGATATTCTGGTCAAGTTTTGCTTGAAACGCTTCGTTGTTCTTATGGATTTCAAGAATCTGTTCGATAGCTTTTTCAGCTTCTAATTCTTTTCTGACAGATTCCTTTTTTTCTTTTTCGTCAATTTTTCTTATTTCCCCAGAGAAAGTGTCAAGCAATTTCTCTAACCTAGCCTTTAGATACAACACTATTCTCTTCCTGATATACAAAACCATGCCTACTATTTCTGTAATAGCACTCTCACTCCTTGTCCTGCGAAGTTGCTAGGGAGTTGCGGTAGGAAGAATTATCGCATCTCCAACCGAGTAGGATTCAGTCCAACCTCACAGGACAGGAAGCAAGAAGCTTCCTGATAATTTAACTCACAAACAACTAAAATGGAATATCTTCGGGGTTGATTTCTTCTTCTGGATATTCTGGTGCAGTTACGACACCAGCCTTTGCTTTTGCTTCTTCAAGACCAGCCTTGAGCTTTGCTTTTCGTTCTTGTTCACGCTGGAAAGAACCATCAGCAACATGCTCTGCTTTCTTGTTATCCTTCATTTTCTGCACAATTTCAGTCACTCGTTTGAGTTTAAGTAATTCCGCAGCAGTATCTGAACTAATAGGTTCTCGCTTAGGTCGAGGAGTCACGGTGTACTCTACTTCTTTTGTACCCGCATTCTTCGCATTTACCTTGATATCGTAGTCCATAGGGAAACCAGAGAAAGCGTAATCTTCATCAGCCTCGTACGAAGCAATCGTAGTTCCAATCTTGTACGGTAACTTTGCTAGCTTAATCTTTCCATCAGCTCGGTCTAAGACATAAGTAATCAACCGAGGAGAACCTTCGTACCCACAGTCTGTGTAACAAATACCTACTTTGAACTTCTCAAAAATAAGTACTGGTTCTTCTAGCACTCGAAAGACGTTATCTCCCTCCTGAAACTTGAACCAATCCCCACCTTTGGAAGCATGTCCTGCCTCCTGTGCCTCTTTTTCTTGCTGTTCTAAATTATCTCTGAACGACATATTATTTTTTTAGGTGTTATTAAAGGCTACGACATCGCAATTTTAGCAATATCAAAACCTGCATCTTTAATCTCCTTCATACGCTCAATGTTTAGTTTTGTCATCTTCTTTCCTTCCCTAAAACGCTTGAGCGTACCATTCCATCTCGCTGGTAATCCTTTGTATTTCTCATCAAACTCAGCTTGGTCAGCTAGTCCGTAGAGCATAGTAAGGTACAGCGAGTACCCCACCTTCCAGTTCGCAGCGAACTTCCCAGTATCTGGGTCGTACACCACAGGCTCTTCTAAAGGTGGAATCGTCTTTGATAAATAGTAGCCTGAGTGTTCAGCAACAGCTTCTTTATACTCTTCCTCGAACACACCTCCATTCAGTACGGGAACCTCCATCATTCTCAAGTCATCTCGGCACACATAAAGAACACTACCTTTTTCGTAGCCAAGTGCCTTGAGGTAGTGGAACAACTGCATTCTGTGTGCTTTGCTTGCTGTCTTTCGTGCAAGTAACCCTTCAAACATCACAGCACTGAGAGACTTGATTTCAACAGGCTTCAAAGCCAGACCTTCTGGGTATTCTTTATCAAAGTGTTCTTTCATAGCTTCCGCAGCTCTGATAAATACTTCTGGCATATCAAAAGCTTTAAGCTCGGCAATAGCTCTGGCAAAATCTGGCTTGCCACCCACGAGTACATCTAGTCTGCCTGTCACTGGTAAAAGCCCTGCATACTGGTACTCACAGTGGATTTCTTCTCCAACCATGATACCTGCCCTTTTGAACATCAGCTTGATAATCCACTCGAACACGTTCCCAGCCTCAAATTTCCTCATAGAGCGTGCGTTTGGTGGGTTGGTGGGAGTTGTACCGTTTAAGTGGTAAAAAACGTCTACAGGTGCCTTCCCTAGCTCGCTAGCCCATAGGTGGTCACGAGGCTCGACAACTCTAACTGCTTTATTTTGCAGACTGGCATTCCACACGGAAGCAATACCCCACTCTTTCTCTACTGATGACATACTACATACTAAAGTGTTGCTTTCTCAGCGTCTTCTAAATCTTCTATAAAAGCTTGGACTGCTTCTGACCAGTCTTTGTTGTACATCTCATCATAGTCTCCCTGAAACCTACGAGTCGTGCCTTCGAAAGAGCCTGCGTTAATAGTAATCTCAACTTTGATATTTTCTTTATTCATAAATCCTACTTATGCTTTTAAGTTACCTTTATAATGCCATAATCTAGGCATTTTTGCAATAATGTGCTTGTGGATAGCTACC